ATTGATACTGCCGCCTTGGAAAAGAGGTTTACAAGGATGGCTGAGAAGATCGACCATTTTAAGCGCAATACTATGGGTAGCGTAATGTCGGATTGGCAGGTTGAAGATATGCATCGTGATAAGCCATTTACGATGCGTTGGCGAGCGCAAGGTCGTGCGCAAACTGTCGTTCGACCCCACAGCTTATATGAGATGATAAAATCGCAAGGAGTATTGTTGCCAGTTAAACAACAGAGGAGAGCAATAAAGGGTTTGCGTAAAAATCAATTGACCTATAAGTTGCGTCGTGGATTTTACAAAAGCCTTCGTGAACATCGTCGTTGGTCCACAAGAGATATTTTGCGTAAGGAGTTGATAGATATGTTGATGGCGCGGGAATGGAATGCATTACAATTAAATTTGAAATGGAAGGATTGTTATTAATGGTTGTTAGCTTTTCCACTTTACTTTATTCTCATTGCTTCGATATGTATGCTCGCACCATGACGGTAACTCCTTTAGCCTCTAATCCAGGCGCACCAGCTTATACCGGGATGAGAGCTATTTACAATTCTGGACCGCTTACAATTACTGATGAAGAAGGTATTGTAACTGCCGTCATTGAAGATCACGAAACGATCATAGATATTCGTACAATCGAATTTGATGATGGAGGCTTCGCGATCTTACAACAGGGGGATTTAGTTCATTTTGATGCTGATACAGATATTGTAGGAGGCGATTTCAAAATTACGGAGGGACCGGAATACAATAGTGGTGGTCAAGCGACCTATTACATTCAAAAGTTAGAGACGGCAGCGCCATGAATGGTCAAACACGAGATGTGCCTTGGACTGGGACTGGAGGTATCAGCGATACTCAGAGTTACTCATGGATCATATTGAATGCTATTTATGATCGCATTATTGCTTCTTCATTCTTTCAAAATTTCTCGATTAAACGTATCACTCGTGCATTACCAATTCAAGCTGAATATCAAATCCCATCAATTGGGATTTATTTGGGAAATGAAACAGCAGTTGCTGATGGCGATCCAAATGCTGGTGATATTCGGCTTGAACATACAGTACCAGTTGGGATTCAAATTGTGGTGAAGAATAATGATTCAGTAGCGATGCAAGCTACGCTCGATAAAGCGAAATGGTTTATTTTGAATCAATTGTTGCGTGATAATACTTTAACCAACCGTTTCAAAACGACCATACCAGATAATGTTCGCATTGAAGGGTTTCCAAAACTGCGTATTCCGTCGCCAGATTGGGGTCGTGATTCTAAAAATGAAACGCCTATTGGTATTCAAATGATTGAGCTTACTTATACATTACGTTCAGAATGGTATCCAACCGACTTTGATGATTTGAAGGAGATTGCTATTACAGCTTATCCAGAATTGGCGCCGGCTGATCCTGCTGAGGTTACGCATGTGGATGTGGTTTATCGCTTTGATCCAGACTATGTACCACCACCGTTAACGGGTCCAGGCCCATAAAGGAGACTACCATGCCCAATCCCTTCTCTAGAGGTCACGCTCAAGCGCGTCGTGCAGCACTTGGTCAAAGGGCTGTACCTGGTGAACGATTAGCTTTAATGAAAGCAGCGAACAAAATTCCGCCTTTGCGCGTGGTTCCTGCTCCTGGACGGGAGCATTTGCGGAAAATGCTTATTCATCCGAATGGTGTTCGTTTGCGAAATGAAGGTTCGACCGAGTGGCCGAATGATCGTTTTACACAGCGGCGGATCGCTGATGGTGATATCCAGATCGTTGAAGTTGAAGAGGAAAAACCGCCAGTTGTATCTAGCCGTCGCAGCCATACCCCATCTGCGTGAAAGTTCACATTCGTTAACTAAAGGAGGCAACTATGCCCATTAGCTTTAATAACATACCAGCTGATCTTAAAATTCCACTATACTGGGTGGAAGTGGATCCAAGTCAAGCTGGCATACCTATGATCCATCAGCCTAGTTTGTTGGTGGGTATTGCAACATCCTTGGGCGATGCACCACGCGATGTTGCTATTGCGATCGGTACACAAGCGCAAGCTGATCATCATTTTGGGCAAGGCTCTGAACTTGCAAGAATGTTCAAGACCTTTTTTGCGAACAATTTCGCAAATGAGGTTTGGGGGTTGCCAGTTAATGAGCCTACAGGTGCAGTAGCAGCAACTGCCACTATTACAGTTTCTGTTGCGCCGACAGATGCAGGAACAATTCATCTCTATATCGCCGGTCAACATGTGCCGATAAATATTGGTGGCACAGATACGCCTACTATGATTGCGACAGAAATTGCTGCTCAAATTAATGACACAGTCGATCTTCCTGTTTCGGCAACTTCAGCGGCAGCGGTGGTAACCTTAACCGCTCGGTGGAAAGGCGTTACAGGCAATGATATTCGGATAGACTTGAACTATTATGGAACCATCGGTGGTGAGCAACTCCCTCCGGGTTTGGGCTTGACGCTTCCTCCGGGTGCGGCTGGTACACCAGGAGTAGGAACTGGGAGCGGTAGCGGCAATCAGCTTACTATTTCGGCTATGACCTCTGGTAGCATTACCATTGGTGCGACAGTGACAGGGACTGGTATTCCAGTCGGCACGATTATTACTAGTCAGCAGTCTGGAACGACGGGACAGGTTGGTGTCTATATTACGAACACAGTGACGACTGCAGCATCAGCGACATTGACGTTTGCTGGTCCTACTGGTCCCGCCAACTTCCTCGCTGGCGGGGTTGGTGTGCCTCTCTTCAATAATGCTATCAATAATTTGGGTGAAAAGAATTTTGAATATGTTGCGTTGCCCTATACTGATAGCACTACGCTTAACGCTTGGGAGCTTGAGTATGGTTTTGAGGATGTTGGTAGATGGGGATGGCGAAGGCAGTTGTATGGTCACATATTTTCAGCGAAGCGTGATACCTATTCAAACTTAGTCAATTTCGGTAATACGCGCAACAGCGGTATTACATCAATTCTTGGTATGGAAAACACTATGCCATCAATGGTACTCGATGTCGTTGCGGCCTATACTGCCAAAGCTCAGAGAGCGTTGATTAACGATCCGGCGCGACCGCTGCAAACTCTCTCGCTTAATACGGTGAAGCTTGCACCGTTGAAGGATCGTTTCGATACAATCGAGTTGAACTCGCTGGCGTCGAATGGGATCGCAACGCAAAAGGCTGGTAGCGATAATCAGCCGATGATCTCCCGTGAAACCACCACTTACCAACTTAACCTTTACGGTTTCCAGGATGATGCATATGAACTTGTCACAACGTTGGCTACGCTGGCGCGTCTCATTCGTAATCAGCGTTATGTGATCACTAGTAAATACCCGCGTGTTAAGTTGGCGGATGATGGTACACGCTTTGGACCTGGGCAAGCGATTGTAACTCCGGGTATCATCAAAGGCGAGCTTATCGCGGAGTATGTTCAGGATATGTGGGATGGCTTGGTGGAGAACCTACAAGCGTTCAAGGCCAATTTGTTGGTGGAACGTGATCCGAATGATCCGAACAGGGTCAATGTTCTGTATGGGCCGGATTTGATAAACCAACTGCGCATCTTTGCGGTGCTGGCTCAATTCCGTCTACAGTATGATCGTGGTTTGGATACCCAAATTGCTGGACCAAATCCAGCTACGATTGGGATGACTGGAGTTCTGCCGCCGCTCGGCGTAGTTGGGTAAACTAGCTTGGGCGTAATCTTAACCAAGGAGAATGGCTATGGCTATTCGTTTCGCCGGTATTGCCTTTTTGTCGGTTGACGGAAGGCAATATCAACTGCGGGGAAACTTTACTGTTTCCCCGTCTCCTGTAGAGCGTACAATGATCGCTGGGCAAGATGGCGTTCACGGGTACCAGGAATTGCCACGCGTGCCATACATTGAGGGCGATCTATCGACGGTGCCAGACTTGAACTTTGAAGACCTTCTGGTTCAAGTTAACTCTACCGTTATCGCTCAATTAGCCAACAATAAGCAGTACACGCTTCAAGGCGCTACTGTTAAAGGTGGCTTTGAGCTCAACACACGTGATGGTCAGGCGCGTGTGCGTTGGGAAGGAATAACCTGTCTTGAGATCAACTTAGGATAGTATCATGAACGAACAAGTAAGGCGTGAAGGTTTTCAACCTGCTGGTGGAACATTTCAAAGTGCGACTAATCCACAGCCACAGCCGAGTCAAATTCCTGGGAATGGTGGCGGTCCTATCATCGATGCTACTCCAGAACCTCCACGAATGGAGGAACAACCGCCACCAGTAGCTCAGGTTTGGCCGATTACGGTTAAACTTCTTCATAAGCCCATCCGCGATAATCAGAACATATTGATCAAAGAATTGAAGTTTCGCGAGCCAACCGGCGGCGATATTAACCGCTGTGGTAATCCATGTCGTATCAATCTTGATGGCGATGTCATCATCGATGAAAGGAAAATGACTCTCATTATGGCTAATTTGTCGGGTGTGCTATCTCCTTTGCTCGACAGTATGGATCCTCGAGACTGGAACAGTTGCGCATATCGGTTGCGCAATTTTTTTCTTCCAGAGGTGGCGGCCTGGTAGGATCGGATGAAAATCTGATCCTCGACTGCTACCGCCTCGCTAGGTTTTATCATACATCGCCAGAAGCATTTTTGGGCATGCCGCTTGGCGACGTGCAGCTTCATCTTTATCGAACCATACAATTGACGCGTATCATGCAACGGGAAGCGGAAGCCGCTGAGGACGAACGTGGCGGAATATGAAGAATTAGTTGTAAAGGTTGAAGTCAAAGGGCAGCAAGATTATAAAGAGCTGTCCCAGCAGTTCAAGAGTGACTTTCGTGATATGCGAACGACCAGTGAGGAATCATTTGGTCGTTTGTTTCGTCATACTGGTAATATTGGACGTCAAATTCGATCCTTGACTGAAGGTGTTACCTCTGGCGATGCCGGTAAGGCTATCGGCAATTTCGCGATGACGTTTGGTCGTGCTGGTATGGGCGTTGGTAGTATTGTAGCTGTAATTACAGCAGCTATGAATGTAGCTAGTTCAAAAGCTCAATCGCTAATTGATCTAGATGCTCAAGCGAAGCGTGCAGGTATTCATCCAGCGCAGTTAATGGAGGATATTAAAACTGCTCTTCCATATATTAGTCGCGAGCGTATGGTTGAGATGGATATTGCCTTTGGTCAGCGCATTGGACAACTGAAGGCGGGATTACCAGAGTTTAGGCAACAGATACTCAATCTTGTTGCGATGGAGGGTGATCCTGATCCATCGATCAGAGCTATGGTAAATAATAATGTGAATGAGGTTTTGAATTCGACACGACCTGGTGGTTTGAATGCAGTAAAAGCATTTGTTGAAAAAATTAGAAAGCATTATGAAGAGTTGGGTAATCCAGAATTTGGAGCGAAAGTTTCAAGCGCAATTCTTTCTTGGTGGGGAGTAGAAGATATTGATCAGATTGTGGATAAGTTTAAGGAGGTAGATGAAGATTCAAAAAAGAATATGGAGTCAATGATTGCTGCGTCTAAAGCTTGGGCGCAAGTTACTGGTGGAATGAAGAATGATTTTGAAGCTATTGTTACTATGCTTAGCGCAATGGTTATGGATGATCCGGTTCTTGGACCGATTTTGAAAGGAATTGGATGGATCCTTGGAAAGGCGCGAGGAGCAGCTGAACAAAGCCTAACGGAAACTGGCGAGTTGCCTTGGTGGTTTCCGCGCCTTGGTGATATCGTTATGCCGCTTGGGCCGCTCGGTGGCGGTGTTTCTCGTGGAATAGGTCAATTATTTCGGCGACGTAGAGAGCCAGAAGGAGGCGCAACTGAACCTCAACATTTGATGAGTGGTGAGTTTCAAAAGCAAACCGATTATATAGAAGAATTGGTTAGAGAATTTACCCGACTTAATGCTTTATTATCTGGGCAAGAACAACCATTATGGGATTTGAGCGCTGCTGCCGGTATTAAAGATATTGGTAAACCAGGTAATCCACCTTTCCATAATCAGCCGATGGGAGGAGCGGCTGGTGAAAGTAATCCGATACAACTTCCAACAGGTGACGCTCAGCCGCAACCTGGTGGTGGCGCTTCGGCAGAAGCAGTTGGACCTGTACAAGGAAAAGGTTGGTGGGCTGCTGGAGAAACAAGACAAAAGGTTCTTAAACAATGGGGTGGTACGACTGAATCAGTTTCAGGTAAAGGTTCATGGTATGGTAATTATGGACCATTCCGTGATATAAATCCGAAAACTGGCGAATGGCAAGATAAGCCTGGAAGTGCTTCGTTAGGTCAGATGTATGGAATGAAATATTTTCCAGAGGAGCGTCAAGGAATTGCGTTACCTACAGCGACTACATTAGGTCGTATGTTCAGGATAACATGGCCAGATGGAACTCAAACTATAGAACAGCATACAGATATTGGTCCGAAAAAGGCTTTGGGGAGAGCGGTGGATGTTTCGGCGGCAGCAGCTGTTCGAGCTGGTCAAACTCCAGAATCATTTCCAACTGATGCAAGTTTCTCAGTTGAAGCCCTTCCTACGTTTGGTCAAGAGTCACGAATGCAACGCGCTGCTGCTGCTGCGAGTGTAGGTAGTCAACCTCTTGGTCAGGCTTTGATGGGTGGAGTTCCAGAAACAACTCCAACGAGTGGGTTGCGTCCTAGTGTACGTTCATACCAAGCAGCGCAGAGAGCTTTGCAATCGACAGCTCAGCGTGCTCCTTCATCTTTGTTTGATGCTGAATATCCTGCTAGTGTATCATCTGGGTATCCTTATTTGACGGATCCACTTCGTATTAACCCAACAAATTGGGAGCGTATGCTGCGTGAATCGCCGCAATCAAAGAATGTTGAATGGCGTGGTACGGAGAGTACAGAGCCAGTTGGTCAAGGTAGTATGGCTGATCTTGAAAAGGAAATGGATACTTATTTGGCGAAAGGGCGCAATGTTGAACCATCATTTGGCGTTGATTGGGAAAAGTCAATAAATCGGTCTGCACTTGATCGTAGCCTTAGTGATGTAGAACCACGTGGTAATCTCGATGTGAGTGTGAAGGCTCCTGCTGGTACTGAAGTAAAAGCTGAAGGTGATGGTATGTTCAAAGGTAATGTGTCGCTAGATCGGCAAATGGAGCTACCAACGCTACAGTGATCAAATGGCTGAATTTGAAGAACTGAAACTTGAAGTCTCGCTGGTTGATAATGCGACGCCGCAGATCGACTTGCTTCGACGCAACATCAAAGAATTGTCGAGCACTAAATCTGAAATTGCTAGTTTGCGTACGGAGACGGCAGCTTTTGGAGAACAACTTAAACGATTATCTGAAGCAGTAGCGAGAGGACCAGAGGCTTGGTTAAAGTTTGCTGCTAGCTTTGGCGCTGTAGGTGTAGCGGTCGAAGCAGTTGGTCATAGTATGTTCTCGCTATCGAATGAATTAAGAAGGTTTGGCGAGGAGATGCTTAGGGTTGATGTTGTAGCGAAGCGCGCTGGGGTTGATGCTGGAACGGTTCAAAATTTTAACGAGATTGCTCGAACAGTTGGTATTAGTACTCAAACAGTAAATCAAGAGTTGATTAGGATGCGTCAAAATATTGGGCAAAGCATTGAGCTACTAACAGCTCAAGCCCAACGTATCGCTTTTTTGCCAGGTGGGGCTGAAATTTTTCGTAAGCTACAAGAGAATTTGCGCACTACTCATATTGCTGAAGAACAAGCAATGATGATTAAACAATCTGTTGATGAATATGTAGAGATTGTAGCTAAAGAAGCTGGCTCTCAAGAAGCTGCGTTAGCTCGCGAGAAGCTTAGTGAGCTTTATGGTCCGAAAGAAATTATTGAAAGGTTCCCTTCGACTATTGAACAAATGTCGAAGATTAGGAAACAAATTGCTGAGCGTGAAGCAGAAGCGAGCAAGGAGGTAATAAAGTTGCAAGGCGAGATTATGAATAATTTTAATGCGATATTTGGAATGTTGAAAATCAATATAATGGAAGATACACTTTTTGGTCAAGGGCTACTGCTCCTTCGTGATACTCTAAAAGGTATTCGCGAAGATATGGAGAAGGAGCGTAAAGAGAAACGAGAGCGGCAGGAGCGGGGTGAACCAGAGCCTTCCCCGTGGTTTGGCAAGCGTGGGCCTGAACAATTCCTTCCTTGGAATTGGGGTGACCCTGCTCAAAAAGGTAAGATACCAATTTGGGAATGGTTCAAAGGCAAAATTGGAGGA